TACGTCCACTCTCGACCTCCTTGTCCATCTGCTTCAGGACATCGTCAGGGTCAAACATCGACAGCGACAGAGTCTGCGCCCATGCGGAGCGAAAGAATAACTCCGCATCGCGGCTCTTGCCATCTATGTTGAACATATAGTCCGTCCTTGCTCTCATGAAAACAGCCTCGATCAGCAGGAACATCGCATTGAATGACATATTCTTGAATATCTCATCGTAAACATCCTTCATTTCAGCGTCTGCTCCCATGCCTGATATAACTCTATCCACTCTTCGAATGGCTGAATGACCAACCACTCGGAGCGGTTCTTGCGGTAAGCGACAACAGCCATTTCATCCTCGCCCGCATCCCGCTGACTCTGCTCAAGGGCATCATGCAGATGCAGACGTTCTGTCCTTTTCACTTCCCAATGAACCCCTTTCATGTTGGTCTTTACGTCAGGGGAATCCTTGCCGCCCTGATGTTGGACTCCCCTTTCAGCCTCATAGCCGTGCTCGCGGAGTAGCTTGGCAAACTCGCGCTCGCCCACAGCACCCTTGTTTCTTGAATTGATTTTTCCCATAACCTTGCCTCTTAGTCGTCAAAACTCCTGCCTAATAGGTCTGTCGGTATGTCCTCGTCCTCTACGTCAATCTGTTTGAACAGACTCTTGGTGATCTCTCTCGGCACTATCTCTTCGTCTATGGATTCAAGCCCTGCGAGCGGTCTGTTCTTTCTGAGCCATTCATGTATCGTTAGTCTCTGAGCGATGATGTCCACCCGTTCACGCTTGTCTCCGTATCTATCTACATACTCTTCCTGCGCAAGCCTGCCGAGCACCGTGATGAGTGCGCCTTTTGCCAAGTTGTTGTAGGTGAATTGCGCCAACTTACCGAAGATAGCTATGTTGAAGTAGTCCGTCTCTTTAGGCTTGTCCTTGCCCTTGTAGGGTCGGTCTACCGCAAGCCTTATGACACAGTAGACCTTCCCCGTCTTTTCAGACCGCCTTATCTCAGGGTCTCTTATGGGTCTCCCCTGCTCTATAACTATGTTCATTTGCTCTCCATTCTGCGGTCACCGCCCTGCGTATAGACCGCGTTGCTCATTTCGAAAAGTCTTGACCATATCGGATGCCCCACATAATTGGCAAGCTCATCCGTGTTGAAATTGGTCGTGATGATCACGGGCAGAAGGTGCTCATATCTGTAATTGATTACATCGAACAGCACTTGCTGAGTCCACTCGGTCTTTTTCTCTTTGCCGAGGTCGTCTATCACAAGCACCATCATGCTCTTCATATCCGTCAGATATGCATTCGCGCCTGCGCTCTCAAACTCTTCCCTGATATGTTCAAGATGGTCTATAAACGTACCGAACAATGTCGGAATGCCCTTGCTTGCGAAGTCGTTAGCGATAGCGGCAGACAGATGCGTCTTGCCGCTACCGACCTGACCGAATATCAGCAGGCTGTTCCGTTTCTCAGAGAAAAGGTTCTCTCTGTTCGCATATCTGTTGCAGATATCGAAAGCCTGCGGGTCTCTTCTCTTGTCAAAGTTCGCGAAGGTTCTGTCCATGAATCTCCTGCCGAGGTTAGACCGTTCCTTGATGCGCTGTGCTTCATTCGCAAGGTTGGCTATAATGCCGTCATGGTGAATCCTTGAGGTCTCAACCCACTCACCATCCTTATAATGACCATGCTTTTCATCGTAGCCGTAATACTCTTCGAGCATCATTTTGGCTTCGTTTTTGAGGTTAAAATATTTCCGCAGTAGGGATGGGTCTGACCCAACTCGGTTTTTCTCCATTTCCCACAGAGTCGCGTTCCTTATCAGCTGATCCTCGAATCCCTTCGCGTTTTTTATTGCTTCTTCTAATGTCATTTTGCTTGCTCCATGTAATCAGTTTCTGCTTCCAACTCTGCACGGGCTTGCCCTCGCTATCGACCCACTCCCCTTCAGTGAAGAAGTCATAGAAGAATTTGGTGTCTATGTTCAGGCTCTTTTCTCTTGCGTAAGCCTCGACCTCTTCAAGCGTCGGTCTCAGTGAAGGATTGCTGTGCAGATTTCCTTTTTTCGGTTTTTCAGTAGCGTGGTCTATATGTATATCCTTAGTATTTGATTTATTAGTATTTAATATATTAGTATTTAATAGTGTTTGATTTTCAGCATTCTGCTTTTCAGCATGCTGATTTTCAGCATCTTGAAAATCAGCAGATTTTGTCTCAGAAATGACATATTCTACGCCACTTATGCGATTGCCCTCTCTGAGTTGCACTCTGTAGAAGTACCCTGCATCCTTGAGTTCATTAAGTGCACTCATCACGGATGCCTTGCCATCTGTCGAAAACCTTGTCAGCCCTTCGATTGAAAACGACCACCCGTCAGGCAGGGAAAGCATCTGACACAGCAATCCTTTTGCTTTGTAGGAAAGGCTGTAATCGAAGAAGACTGTATTATCTATGACCGTGTAGTGGTCTCGCCTTTCTTTCCTGAGTATTGCCATTACCGTGCTCCTTAGAATGGGACATCCTCGTCAAGCTCTTCGAAGCTGTCATAGCTTTCCTGCTGTGCTTCATAGTCTGCAAACTTCACTTCTGTAGCGAATACCATAGGATTCACTACTTCCCCGTCTCTGCCGTTGAATACATCGAGAGTCATGAATCCATCGATGTCACACAGCGCACCGTTAGGGACTTCCTTCGGAACGCCCTTCTGAACGTAGACCTTCATGCCCTTGTTCTTGAAACTCCCGTCCTGCATCTTCTTGCTGACGCTGATGGAATATGTGTAGAATGTTCCATTCCGTCCCTGATGCTCGTTCTTCCACAGCTTTGCGTCCGTGATCTTTACATTGAATCTCTGCATTACTTTTCCTCCTTCACTCGCTCTTTCATCCTCATAACTGCATACGCGAGTTCTCTGTGCTTCTTGCCGCTTCTCTTGTCCTCATAGATTTTTTCCTTCATGTCGTCTATGCTCTTGACCTTTCTGCCGAATTTCTTGCCCATCGATTCAAGGAATTTATCCGTCTCTATGTCCTCATGCTTCTCAAGGGTTTCCTTGAGGTAGCGGATATCATCTTCCTCATCAAGCTGTTCGCTCGATATCTTGTCAGGGTCTTCCCCTGAAGGGAGTGCGAATGTCCGCAGGAACATATACTTGTAGCTGTAGGTCATAGCTTTGCCTGCGCCCTTGTCCTGCGAGTCACTACCCTGACCGCTCGAAGCAAGGATGATATACTCTTCAGGATTATCCGCATTCACCATCTTGTACTTGGTGTTGGTCGTGGTGATGCTCCCGTCCTTCGTGATATCCTGCTCTATAGGGAACACAACGAGCCTCTGCTTTAGAAGCTGTTCCCTTACTACAGTGGTGACCTTCTCTTCCGAAAGCCCCTTGTACTTGGTCGAACCATACTCGACCTTCCCGTCTTTGTTGAGGTATTCGATGTTCTTCATTACCTCAAGCATCTTTTCATAGATGTTTGCCATACTCATTCTCCTAACGCATACTCGATATACACTTCCTGATTCTTCAGACGCTCTCTCTCGATGCGATCCTTACCTCTCAGGTCTTCCCTTCTTGCCTGAATCTTGCGTCTTGCCCTGCCGAGGCTGTCGTAGCTTGGCAGATTGGAATACATGACATCCACAAAAGGCGTGATCTCTGTCATGTTGTAGAAGTCCATGTATACGGCTGTCGCAAGGTTTCTGTCCGAGTCTCTTGTGCTTGGGTTGTTCTCAAGTTCCCACAGCACCTTTTCCTCGATGGTCATCAGTTCGTCCTTAGTCATAGTATTCGTCCCTCTCTGCCTTCCTCTGCATATCAGCAAGGTCGGCGGCGTAATCAGCTTCGCCGACATAATCATCGATATCCTTCGCGAAGCCGAAGAATTCGTCTATCGTGCCCCTTGAAGCATCGCAGGCGATCTGCTCGAATGTCGTGGTCTCGATGCACATATATGACATAGGGCAACGGCTACACGCTCCTGCGTCCTTGATGATGTCGCACGTTCTTATCATGTCCTCGAATGCGGACACCGCTCTGTCCATCATGTCGTAGCTACTCATAATCCGAACCTCTTTCTGATCTTTCTCTCTATCTCCATCGACAGCCATACTTCATACTCATCATCGTCCATGCCGTAGAGGAATCCTTCGTAATACTCCATGCGCTTGAGCACATAGGCTTCTATCTCTTTCCTTGAGTAGATATCGTCCCGCTCGATAGAAACCATCAGTTGTATCAGTTCCCTCACGGACGTATCGAGCATTTCCCGTGCTTCCTGCTGTTCTGCTTCGCGGTCTATAGTGATGAATGCTAATTCCCCGTTCTTCAGTGCTGTGCTTAACATTGCTTACTCCTTTCCTTCAGGCAGGATGTATCTTGTGCTCCCGCCTATCTTTAACGTCTTCAATTTCCCTTCTGCTCCGAGTCTGTAGATCGTGTTCACATGAAGGTGCAGAATCTTGGCTAACTCTTTCGCTGTGTAAAGTTTCATTACAGACCCTTTCTACGGAATAATTACCCGTCTCAAGTCAACGATTGTCGGTCTAATCCTCTTTGGTCGAGGATTTTTCTCCATCTTGGCAAGTCTCGCCTTTTCAAGCCCACTCATGTTGCCCATCCCCTTGCGCTTCGGATTGTGTCCATCGCGGTACGGATACAGCGGGCAATCTCTTATAGGGCACAGCTTGACCTCGTTAGGATTCCAACAGCAACAATCGAGACATTTCGCCCTGATAGCTTTCATGGGCGTCAATATCTTTTGTTCCATCCGCTCCCCTTTACGCCATTTTGGTGTATTTCAGATTAAAAAAATTAGAATAATTCTTCGAACGACAATCCCGTTGCCTCGATCAGTTTGAACACATCTGATAGTTTCCACTTAGTCTTGCCTGACAATTTCAGTTTCAGGGTATCGTATGGTATCCCCGTAAGTTCAGATAGTTTCCTGCCTGACACGCGGTTCGCCCCCATCCATGCGCGGAGCTTATAATTTGTGTCTGCCATGTGTCCTCCTTTCTACATATTTTGGTAAACCGTTTTGGTTCTTGCCCCTCACCCATATGTTACGCCGTTTTGGTGTGCAAGTCAACACCCTTTTGGTGTTTTACTACACACAAGATTCTTTTTTTATGCTAATATACAACCAAAGGAGGTTTTTAGTATGAAAGATGTTTCCAAAGCATACGGGGGATACATTAAGAATAAGAGGGCAGAAAAGGGCATGACTCAAGCAGAAGTCTCCAAGAAGTTAGGCATTAGTCAGCAGGCATACGGCAGATACGAACTTGGTTCACGCGAGCCTAATCTTGACCTTATGATTCAGATATCCGAAATTCTTGAATTCAAAGTCGGAGACTTCTTCGATTGGTATATAGGTGCAAGCCATGATAGAGATACTGAGCAAGAATAGAGCCAAGCTGATCGTGTCGATTGGCTCAGGTAAAAAGAGGAAACGGCACTCGAAGATAGTGGAATACAGCGGCAAGAAGCAATTGAAGGAATTGTACGCTGAATTCGAAAAGCAATGCCTGCGCCCGCCGCTGACAGATATTACTGTGCCTGCACTCGTTACATCCTACATAGAAAACTGTAAAATCAGAGGTGCGAAGGAGACCACTACCCACGGTTATGAGACCGCGCAGAAGCGCATAGAAAAGCGTTTCGAGGGCGTTCTTGCCGTTGACCTGACAGCGTATCAGGTAGAGGATTTCGTCTCTTATATGGCTGATAAATACGCGCCTAAGACAACAAAGAACACCATCGCCCTGCTGTCTGCTTCATACGACAGAGCGATCCGCACGGGACAGCTTGAAGAGAATCCGTGCAGGCAAGTGGATTTGCCGAAGCAGACGAAGAAGGATACTGACCTATTCACGCAGGAAGAGGTGCAGAAGTTTCTGACCGCACTTGAGGATGAGACTCTTGATTACAGAGTGGGGTTCAAGCTCGCACTCCTTTGCGGTCTGCGAAGAAGCGAGATACTCGGTCTGAGAGAAGAACATATCAACATACCTTTCAGGGCTGTCACCGTGGCATCGACAAGGCACAGAGTCAGCACCGATGATGTGGTGCAGGATACAAAGACGGATAAGTCGCGCAGGGTTCTCGCTCTGCCTGATTCGCTTGTCTCGGATATCTCTGCCCTGATAGCAGAGCACCATGCCCTTGAATTCGACCATACGGATTACCTCATACAAAACGGCTTCGGTGAGCCGATGAATCCTTCAACATTCTCAAACAGGATATTCCGCATAGAGGACGATGCAAATCTGCCTCATGTCTCACTGCATGATCTGCGTCACACGTTCGCGTCCATGCTCAATTCAGCATCCATAGATATCGCCCGTATCAGCCGTGAGCTTGGGCACTCCAATCCTAACGTGACGCTCGGAATCTACACTCATATTTTCGGCAATGTTTCTGACTCTTCGAGGGGCATAGCCGAAATCATTTCTGAAAAAACTGCCCCTTTTCTGCCCCTCGAAAAAAAAGGAAACGCCTGAAATCGTTGAAATTTCAAGCGTTTGAGTGGCGGAGAGAGGGGGATTTGAATACTATTCTATAGCAAATAGTAGCAAATAATAACAAACAATAGCAAACCGCAACCCGTTGGAATTTCAAGGGTTACAGGCTCTGAACCTTGAAACGGCTGAGGTAGCTGAAAATCACGTTTTTGAAAATTCTGCCCCTTTTCTGCCCCTCGGCAAGTCCCAAAAAACACCCACGAAAAAAGCGGTAGCACCAACCGCTTTTTTCTTTCGGAAATTGTAGTACGATAAGGAGTATTACAAGTATGAAAAACACGAAAGACACCTATTCCCTACTTAAATGTTACACATTGCACTCTACACCCGTCAAAGCCAACCTTTATCGGAAAGCTGTTTGTACCATTCTTTCAGGTAGCTGTTGCCACCGTTCTTTGTGTAGTAGTCCCACTCTTCTGAGAAGCGTTCCCGCTCGATCTCGTTTGGTATCACGCCCCTTTCGATGTCCGAAAGATACCTCATGATGAAGTTCTTGCAAGTGTGCATATTCAGTTCGTCTATCTTCTGCCCTAACTCCGCATCGTTAGTGTCAACCTTCCCTTCGAGGTCTGCGACCTTTGCCTCAAGGTTAGTTATCTTATCACCAAGATTCTTGAATTCATCGCGTAGCATATCTTTGATTGCTTTCTTTGCCCCTCTGTAAATCCCGTATGCCCCTGCGCACAGCACAAGCAGAAATTCAATGTTATCCGATATCCATTTAAGAGTAATGTCCTGCATGGTATCCCCCCTCACTTTCCCGTGTACCGCACAGCAACCTTAATCTTATCTTTATAGGAGTCGCTCAGTTTCTTATTGGCTCTTACGTTCGGAGTGCTGTGACTCGTTGACTCGGCATACTTTCCGTCACCCATGTAATAGATAACGTGCCAAAATGTCTTGCCGTTGAACAGCCCAAGTATGTCACCTTTTTCTAATTTGCTTATAGGGATCGCTTTCCCTGATTTGCGTATGACCTTGCAGGATACGCCCGTCCTTTCGGTTGCAATCTTGCCTGCCGCCGCATCCGTCTTGGCATTCAGCATCTGCTCCCACACACCGTTACTGATGACACCGCAGTTGCATTTGTTCTTCACGCCGCCGCCGTGCTTCCATATAGCAAAGGCGAAACCTATGCAGTTCCATCCGTTCCCGCTACCCTTGTGGCAGATAGGGCATTGCTTCGATGCTTCTGACGAACCGTAATTCTTGTACTTGTACTTACCGCTCGAAGCTATCTCTATCGCCCATTCGTTAGCTTTGTCAGCCCATGTTTTCGGCTCAAGGGATTCCACGATGCTCTTGGCTTTCTTCAGGGAGTTCGCTCCGAAGATACCGTCCACCGTCAGCTTGTACGTTTTCTGATAGACTCTGACAGCATAGTCTGCGTTCTCTCCGAAGACGCCATCGACAGACAGCTTTGCCTTGATGCACCAATTAAGGAATCTCTGTAGCCTCTTGACCTGAGTGCCGTTGCTACCCATTTTGAGGACTTTGCTCGGCATGGTCTTTTCGTATGGTTCTGTCGGTCTATAGGTCGTAGCCTTGACCTTCTTGGTCACGACTTGTTCGCCGACTCTCTCCACGATCCACACCTTGCTGATACAACCTCTCATGCTGTTCTCATAGGTGTACCATCCGTCATGATTCCTGCCGCCGCTGTCTTTGCAATAGAAATAGTGCTTCTTGTCCTTGACCTTGTAATCGGTAAAGGCAACATAGTGACCGCTTGCAGTCCATCTGATGCCGTTCGGTGCTTTATTGCCGTTGAACAGTAGGATGCCGATTCTGTTGCCCTTGTCGAGTTCCTCGAAAGCCTTGCTCATTGGGTCAGCGTAGATGCGCACTACCGACTTGTGTCCGATATGCTTCAACGTCTCAGTGATTCCTTCCCACCTTGTGCCTTGATTGCGGACAGCAAAGCCCTTAGACAGCATCCACGTGCGCAGATTCTCAGGAGTCCAGTCCTTTTTACTGGCTTGCTCCATAGCGATGTGCGTACAAGCCAAGAGTCCGCATCCGCATCCACCTACAGTACATCCGCTTGGATATGGCTTCTTCGACCACCTTGAATCATACTGTTTCAGTATCGTCTTGTTCATCGTCCTCTCCTTCCTCATCGAAGAAGTAGTCCCCGATGTAATCATCCGACCTCTCTGCCTTTAACTGTCTTGTGATGCCTGTGCCTATGCAAGCCTCTTCTGTGTAATCGTTGTTGTAATACGTTGCACAGAAGACTATTACAAAGTTGGCAACCACTGACAGTATCTTGTATATGAGGTTGAGAGTCGGATTATGGAACTGTGCCACATCAGTTGACATGAGTGCCGTGTTGAAGCACGTTGCCACAACGAGCACAGTTCTGATAATCGTTCCTCTGTTCATGTTGGATTCCTTTCTGCCCCGAAGAGCTATGTTTTCGTTATCTTCGTCAGCAGCTTCTTCAGACCCACTTTTTCAGATAACAAACTCTGACTGTGGCGGAGGCACTTGATGCAGTATTCTTCGCCCTGTAAAAGTTCACATAAATAGTGTTACCTGACATTAAACCATATACCCAGTATTCGTCAGAGTTGCCTACATAAATAGGCACGAATGAAAGTGCTTTAGCCGAGCCATGTGTCCATGCGGTCGACCTCTGTGCGCCTCTCGTGCCTGGTGTGCCAGCCGATATAGTTACATCCGTGAATTGGATATCTTCGTAGCCAATCATGTCGAGCATGTCGCAGATTTTAAACAATAACTTCTTCAAATTAAGCATTTAGTCACCTCCTACTCAATCACATCTGATTGCCAGCCGAGTGCGACGATGGCGGCGTAGAGGTCACCGTCAACTGTGCCTGATGCGGCTGATGTGTCGAGATATATCTTTCCGTCTCTCGCTACCTTCTCATAAATCCAGTAAAGCAATGAGCTTAATGTGTTCATTTCTGCTCCTTTCCTATGATGGTGTTACCCATCCTATTGATGTAGCCAAAGTGATAAGTGATTGATCTATGTCGGTGTCTGTCTTGTCAGACTTGCCGCTGATGTCCTGATGCGCTGTGAGATAGCCTGCATCGTTTGTAAAGTCGCTGACGACCATGTCATTGGTAAGGTCACTCAATGCGCTCGGTATGCTTGTTGAACTTGGGAGTGCCGACACATCCGATGCGGTCAGCGTGATGTTCGATGATAACGCTTTGCCGTTCACCTTTCTTGAGGTCGGTACTGCGCCGACTTCACTTGCCGTGTATGTCGGCTTGCTTGATGCCTTTGCCCAAGAAGGGACTGTCGGATCTGTCTCGGTATACCCCGTAATGTAGCCTGCATCGTTCGTCAGGTCACTCACCTTTGTAGGTATGTCTGATGTGTCTGCTTTCTCTGACAATCCGTTGTCTACATATGCCTTTATGACTCTGTTCTGTACGGGCAGGGTTGACGATGCCGACATCGCAGTATCCACATCGCCCGCATCGCCTTTCTCGCCCTTTTCACCGCGTATGCTCGTTGTGGTATACGAAGTGCCATCTGTATAGTTCAGCGTCAGCGTGTAATCAGCATTCAGTACGGAGGACGATATCCCGTTTCCCGTCTCGCCCTTCGCACCCGTCTCGCCTTTCGCGCCCGTATCGCCTTTGACGCCCTGACTTCCGTTCGTGACATTGAATGTCTCGGTGTCCCCGTTGTCATATGCGATAGTGTAGGTGTCAACGAGTCCTGACGTCCCCGTCTTGGATATGCCCGTGATGCCGTTGCCCGTTGCGCCCGTTGCACCCGTTTCTCCGCGATCACCCTTGTCGCCTTTCAGTGCGGCTAACTGCGTAGGAGTAAAATCCTCATAGGTGAAGGGGTCGCCCTTGTCGCCCTGCAACCCTTGCTCCCCTCGGTCACCTTTGTCGCCTTTATCGCCTTTTAGCGGTTCGGTCAGATAAGACGTACCATCATCGAGGTTGATATTCAGAGTGCCATCTGCATTTGATGTGATGCTTGTGATCCCTACTCCGTCACGTCCGACAAGCCCATCAGCACCGTTGAGCACAGTCGCTGTCGTTGTTCCTTCCCTGTCGGTGATGGTTATGGTCGCTCCGTTCTCCGTCTGCGTAACATACGCCCTTGCTCCGACATAGTATGGATTGCCGCTGTCGGAGGAAAGAGAAGTCGCACCCGCTATCCCGCCGACTGAAAGGTTGATAGGCGGTGAGCTGTCTATCACGTTCAGTATGATGTCATTCGCCATAAGCTATCACCCTTTCTAACAGCACTCTGTCAAGAGTTATCGTGCCTATAGATGAGACATCAGCCTGACCAAGATAATTTACCCATCTCACTTGGATGTCTGCCTGCCCTACTTCGAGTGAAAGCGTATCCTCCTGAGTCAGATACACAGCTACTGTTGAGTAATCAAACTCGCCATTGTCATCGTAGTGCTTGGTTATCTCTATCCCGTTCTCGTTGCTCTTCTTCGTCACCTGAGTGCCGTTCTGATCTATCGTGACGAATACAGTACAGCCCGTAAAGTCAACGGGCACGTTCAGAGTCGCTACCCGTGTAGAGCCTCTTGGTATGCTCATTTCTTACCCCCTTTCTTTGCTTTAGGTGGAGTTACTTTGAAATCGTTCAGCTTGACGCTACTGAGTGATTTGCTCTTAGCTGTCGGCATACTCTTGTATGTACGCTTGGCTGTCGATGTAGCTTTAGCTGTCGGTGCTTTGACCTTGCCGCCTTTCGCAGAACGTGATGCAGATTTTCTGATGACCGCCGCTACGTCTGTTGCAGAGCCTACTGAGCTTTTGGCTGTTGGGATGCTCATCTTCGGTGCGGTATAAGCCTTTACCGAGGGCTTCTTTGCCTCGAATGGCTTATCTGTATTCATCGTTGAGGTCTTGGAAGAACCCTTGCGACCACTTCTCCTGCCGTATCCGCTCCGTCTGCGCCATCCTCTGCTGTAGTGATAACTACCGTCAGATTCGCCATCCCAATCTTTCCATGGGCGATTACCTCGCGTAGCGTTATAGATTGCGATGTTCTTTTCCTTGCTCAGACCGAGACTAAGTATGCCCTCGATTATCTTTCCTTTGGCATTGATCGTATCTACGTTAGTGCCATCGTCTTTGAATTTGTGGCTTGCCCACTTCATAGCTTCAATGGCTTCCGCGTACTCGCCTTTCGTCACGCCCGCAGACTCAAGGTCATAGTTCGCATACGCTTTCTGATTCGAAGCGCTTAGGTCGTTGAGGAAATTGAAGTCGCCCTCATCGCCGCCTTTGATGTCCACATAGACCGCTCTGTTTGATGTTCGCTCGCGCCCCTGCGTGTTCACGTTCGATCCTGAACCCTTATACAGTTCGTCCATAAACGCCTTGCGCTCATCATCGCTCTTGAGGCTCTTAAACTCTTTCGTGTTGTAAAGGTATTCGCGGGCTTTTTCTTCGTCTTCAGGTATCTCCTTGAGAATCTGCTGTGCCCGCTCTCCGTGTGAGTCACCAAACCATCCGTGCTTTGCGTAGACAAGGGATTCAGCCATATCTCTTCCTGACTTCTTGACGCTTCTTGCCGCCTGCTCACGTTCCTTGCGAGTAAGGTCAATTGTCTCTTTAAACTGACCTTTACCGATGTCCGCTTTGAACGTTCTGTCCTCATCAAAGTGTTTCGGCTGATAAGGGTTGCCATTATCGTCTTTCACAGCAAGCTCAACCTTGTCCGCTTTAGGGATGTTGACACTCTTTCTGTTGAACGGATCAGAGAAGTTCATTGCTACCGACAGAGCCTTTTCCTCGCCGTTCTTTTTCTCATTTATGAGGTTGCCGTGACGGTCAACCTTATGAGCAAGGACTTTCTCATTCACGATAGGGACGTTGCTGACAAGATTGTTGATGTTCCGTTCGGCGGTTCTGCTCCATTTGCTTGTATCGCTCCCCTTCTTCACATTCGTGTCGAGGTCTGCGTTTGTCGTTCCTCGCGCAATGGCTCTGATTGGTGCGGGCGTAAGCTGTCCAACATAGTCACTCGCGACCTTCGCCCCAATGTTGTATCCACGCTCGGAGAACCCCATTTCGTAGTCGCCCTGATTGCCTACGGCATCGAAAATGCCCATTACGTTGTCAAGCAGGGACATATCAGAAATGACATCGAACGTTGTGTTGAATGCGCCGAGCACAGCTTCAGCGTTGTCAAGGAGGCTCGATGGTGCACCACCTTGCTGGTTCACTTGCTCTGCAAAACTCGCGCCCATAAGTAGCTGTGTCGCACCTATACCGAGGTTTGCAATATTGTAGTTGACACCGTTCAGCATGATGGAGTTGTCGCGGACGTTGTATTCTTTCAGTTCGTCCCGCGCATCAGCGATGAATCCGAAAGCATTTTCGTCTTCCTGATCTTCGCAGTTAAGGATGAATCCTAACGCCGCGAGACCTGTGCCCGTAAGTCCTTTGGAAAGCTCGTTGACCGCTTTCTGAAGACCCTCTATGTCGCCTTTCTTTGCCGCACCCAGTGCGTCAATCCCGCTTTTTAAAGCATTGGCAGGGCTATATTTGAAGTTATTGACAACCATGTTGACAGGTACTTTGAGGTACGGCAATTCGGCATCAAGTCCAAGTGTCGCGAGTTTTTGTACTGCACTCGAACCTTCTCTGTAGCCTTTCGCTCTCTGCCTTTCGAGGATAGTCACAAGGCGATTGGCTTTCTTGTAAGTATTCTCAAGCGCCACATCCATCGCGTGCTCACTTGCTTTTTTCACAAGAGCACTGTTGTCCTTAAAGGCTTTGGCTGTAGTGATCCCGTTGGCTTGCAGATACTTCGCAAGCGCCATTCTATAGCTACTTTCCACGAACCATCTGTCAGGCTCGTTCAGCATGAACCCTACGGCTTTGCTTCCCTTCTCCGCAGCTTTTACGGCGATCTTTTTCGCCTTGCCACCGTGCGTCACATACACATAGTCAGAACCCTTGTCGGCATGGAATCCGAATTTGCTGTCACCCATAGCTTCATCAACAGCTTCGTGCACCTGATTATGGAACAGTTCAGCAAACTCTTTGTCCTTGTATTTTGGCTCGCCGATTTTCACTCCATCGAATTTGCCTGCGATTTTTCCTTCCCTGAATTCCCATGCGAGTTTCTTCAGGTCTTTGTTCTCAAGCATCGCAGTAGTTCTTGTGACCCTATTCTTTTCTATCTCAGCCCCAAGTTCGTTTATCTTCTGCTTGAGTTCTTTGCGCTCAGGCGCATCCTTTGCGAGATTTTCAAGTTGCTCTGTAAGGCGAGTCCTTTCCGTTGTAAGCTCTGCGATCTTCGAAGTCTGCCGCGATTCAAGCATATGCTCTGCCGCAATCGTCAGCTTGTCACTAAGGGAGTACATTCCTCTTTGCATCAGGTTGCCGAGCAAGTTGTTATCAGCCGTTTTGAGCGCACCAAGCATGAAAGTGTGTCTGACGAGATTGAGGGCTTCCCAAAGTGTAGGCTCTGAATTGCGGTAGATTTCCTTGCACAGTTCGGTATACTGTTTCTTAAACTCGGCAGGGCTACCTTTAAATTTGACAAGCTCTGCAATTCGCTTATCGAGGTATCCATCTATGCCGTGACTTGCATCAAGGGATGCGGAAATCTTTTCCCAATCCTTTGCATTGCAGACTATATCTCTGAATCTATCAAGGTCTTTGCTTATAAGCCTGCGCTTATAGTTAGGATCGTGTTCACGGAGCAAGAGGTCTGTGACCTTGAGAAGCTGAGCGTGCTCGGTCTGCCCCTGCGCTACTACACGCGTAAATGTTTCTTCGATTTCCGCAGGGACTTGCCCACCTATATTCGCATAGACCCGACGAATTCCGATCATATCCGCGATATCCGTAAGAGTTATGCTTTCGTCAGCATCGACCTTTGCCTTCAATTTGTTATATATAGCCTTTGTGTCTTTTGCGGCACGTTGATATCCTTCTTTGATAAGTTCATCACGCCGCTCTTTTGTAAATCTACGGTAATTCAGAATAGAACTATTAGCATCTACGCTCATGCCGTTCTTTCTCATTTCCGCGAGAAGGTCACTTCCTTCTTTGATCAGTCTTTGCTTTTCAGGAGTTGATGCGATTTTTTCTGCCGTGAGGATGCTCTTCCTGACTCCGACATTCTCATCGCCCTGTTCCTTTACTGCGCGTTCAAGTTGAGCCTGCACTTCTTCAAACTCACGATCAAGTTTTTTGTTAAAGCGTGCTTTCTCACGCTTTGCACGCTCTACTTCTTCTTTAGGAGTCAGCTTTAGCTCGCTACGTTTCTTTTTACGTCCAACCTTGTAATTATCAGCCTCCTTCGCTGGCGGGAGTTCGCTTTTCGTCTCTTGTAATTCAGAGACTTTAGGCGTAGCTTCAGGCGCAACCTCTGTCGGTTTGGCGGTTGGTTCGACAACCTTCATAGGTTTCTCCGCAGGCGGTGTAGCCTTGCTCGGTGTTGGGGTCTCCCCTCTGTCAAGCGCTCTGATTTGAGAGTCGAGTTCGTCTAAACGAGCCGCCCGTTTTTCTAAATCCCAAGCATTGACGCTTCTGTCTCCTGCGTTGAATCTGTCCCATTCAGCCTTGAGTTCAGCTTTGAGGTCAAGATATTCCTGCCTCAACCTTTCTCGTTCGGCTTTCGGGGCTTCTGTCTTTGCAGGGGGTTCAGCCTTTACATTCCTCGGCTTGCCCTCTCTTATCTGACGCATATCTTCAGGGCGAAGGTTGTATATAACAGAGCCGAATTCGGTGTTGTCGAGTCCTTCAAGCCCCGTTACATCCACCCCTTCATATCCAAGCTCCTTCATGAAGATGGTCGATGCAGAATCTTCTCTGAGGAATGCGCCGTTATCAGCATACTGACTAACGATCTCTCTTGTTCTTTCAAGGGCATTCCTTATCTGCTCTTCGCTTGCTCCGAGGTCTTTCGCCAAGCCCTCAACGAATCCCTCATAGTCGCCGCCATACTCTGCTATGTCCTGAAGTTCCTTGCTGAGTGATTCCCTCAGTTCGGTCAGATAAGCATTGTCATAAGTGGCATCTTCAATGTACTCGGAATATCTCGGTTCTAATCTGTTAAGAGCCTCGTCCAATCCTCTGATGTCGTTCAGGTCGATGTTTTCAGCGAGTATGTCGTCTATGTTGTCAAGGTCGTCAACGCCGTTGACTCTGTTCCGAGCGACCTCAGCATTATACTCGTTCCAATCCTGAAGTCTCTTTTCAGCCGCTTCTTCAATGGCTTCCATGTCCCGCCTTGAGTAGAGTCTGCTTGCAATAGCTTCAAGCTCTTCCCTTGTAGTGGCATTCTCGATGTCGTTAAGCATTGCCGTAGCATCAGCTTTGGTAACGCCGACACGCTTGACAACGCTGTCCATGTCATTCGAGCCTCTGTTTATCTGCTTCAGCCTATCGTGGACACGGAATCCCTGATCGCTGTCCTGCGGTCTGTAGAGGTTGTAATTGGTGAAGTCGATTTCATTGAGAGGTCTGTTGCCGTACCCACCTCTTGCAAGGATGTCCTCGCTTCCTGCGAAGTAAGTGCCCGTGCCATAGTGACCCGTATCTCTTCGGCTTCCTGCCTGATTGCCGTACCATTCAGCCCTGCCGCCATCGCCTGCGTGGAAACCTCTTCGTCTCTGAATAGCTTCTTCAACAGTTTGCGGAGTTATCTCAGGTACAGCTCTCTGCGGAGGTCTCAGTTCATCGCCGTTCCTTGCAAGGAGTTCACCCATGTCGATTCGCCCCGTTCTGTCTGCGTTATTGGCGAAAGTCCGCTCCATTGCATCACGGGAGAGTCTGTTCTCTACTGACTCACCGATGCGCGGTGGTGCAAGGTTATTTCCGACAGCCGCTCCCGCTCTTCTTGCCCTGATAAGGTCGTCAAGTCCTTCCCTTGCCGCCCTTCTGTTGAGCAAATCCTTAGTATCACGCTGAACACCGCCGATGAACGGCAAGCCGCCCCTTGTTCTGAGCGCAGGGGCAACGGATGTCAGACCGCCGAGTCCGACATTTATCGCCGCATTGACGCCCATGTTCTTAGCGAATTCTTCAGGATTATCGCTCTCAAGAATCGCGTGATTCACATCGGACATTGCGCCCGTAGTGAGGTTGATAGCCGCGTCCTCTCCGACAGCAGAAACTATTCTCTTTGCTCTGTTCTCGGCAAGTTCCTTCAGGAGTTCCTTCTTGGCTGAATCGCTACCGACCTTGACAGCACCCTTCTTGATGGCAAGGTCAAGCTCTTTCTGAGCGGCTTTCTTCACAAGGTTGTTCTCCGCAAGCCGTGCAGTTGCTCTGCCGCCAAGCCTTTCGAGGGCTTCACTACCGACCTCTTTGCCGACAGCCTTTGCGCCCTTCTCGATAGCCTTGTTACCTACCTTCTTGGCGACAGCCTTTGATGCGCCGCCCGTGAGTCCGAAGCCTGCGAGTGAGCCTGCTACTTCACCCGCGATCTCTGCGCCTCTGCTCTTGTTCTTCTGATATGTTTCTTCTGCCCCGCTCTTTTTACGGTTCTTGGAGTTCTGAAGGAGCATTTCGGATGCGCCCATAGTCACACCGCTGAGTGCTCCCCTTGCCGCAGAAGTGGCGACCTTGTGGTTTTTTGTCTCCCACTTCTCAGCTTCGACATCATATGCTTGCGACTTCTGCGCCTGCCGAGCCTTAATGCCGTTCTTGTCTACGTTGTACTTGTCTTTTGTAGCCTTATTGTAGGAACGCAAAGACTCTTTGAGCCGTTCGCGTGATGCTTCGGCAGACTCTTTGCGTCTTGCTTCTTTAGGGTCAGGCGCAGTAGTTTTCTTTGCCTTGAAAGCTGTCTGTGCCGCCTCTTTCGATGTCTTTGGCTTTGATGAAGTTGTTTCGGTGCTCTGCCCCGCTTTCTTCTCGCTTGCCTTGAAAGCGTCATTGGCTTTCTTGATCCGTTCCTGACGCTTACGTTCTTCCTCGTCAAGCTGTGCCTGAAAAGCGGAACGTGAGCTACCATAATTTGAGCCTGATGAAGTGCTTGTCCGACCACCGTAGTTAGTGGTGCGGTTGGCACTACTTACCTTCGAACGGTTCGCAGAGGATGAGCTATTGCTACTTCCCCCTGAGAACCAATTCGAGACTTTGTTCCACAGCTTTTTTAAGACACCCATTTATGTTTCACCTCTTTCGCGGTTACTTGTACTGTGAATTGTTCTGCGTTCTGTTCAGAGCGGTTTTCTTCTTCGCATTGTTGCCGCCGTTGCCCGTGGAGTAGTACATTACGGAGTTCGGATTGCTTACTGTGCCTCCACGCTGTTCATATGAAAGCGAAGTTCCGTTGGATGCAGTAGTAGGCTGAGTGGTGTCGCCACTACCGCCGCCGCTGTAACTGTTTCTCGCACTGCTTCCACCGCTACGGCTATAGCCGCCACCACCGCCGCTACCGCTTGAGCCACCGCCTGCTTCGCGTATCTCGCCAAGTCTTGTTTCCAATGCGAGTTTCTTCGCGGTGTAGTTAGGGTCACTCTTCTTGAGCTTTTTGATAGCGGCTTTGACGCTGTCTTCGGTACGGTATTTAAGAGTAGATGCCTTATACTGTTCCAAGTATTTCTCATTGGCTTCTTTAGCCGCCGCTTCTTCAGCCGCTTTCTGCTCACGAAGGACTTGCTCTTCGTATTTCTGCCGCTCATACTCCTGAGCCTCGCGCTCTCTCTGAAGGTCTTCCTCACGCTGTCTTTCGGCTGTGATCCGTGCGAGTTCGTCCTGCTCCCTCTGATAAGCATCCTGCTGTCTCTGATAGGTATCAGCCTCTTCAGCTTTCCAACGGTTGTAAGCATCCTGCTCTCTGTTGTAGTTGATGTCGCGTATCTCGTCATCATATCTGCGCTGATTGTCCTGCGCTGTCTGATATGCTTCGGCGAGCCTTGCGTCAATGTCCTGATTGTACTGATTTATGTTGTTCTCATAGTTCTGCTGTAGGCTACCAATAGCCGCCTGCCTTGCCGCATCATTCGTAGCCACATTAGCACCGTAGGCGTTGCCGAGTCTGACAGCGGCAGATTCGGATGCACCGCCCCTGATGCCGAGTGAGTTCAGCTCTCCTGCGAGGTTCTTCTGATTCTGTCTGTAGGTGATATAGTTGTTACGGGCACTTGTGTTGTATATGTTGTTCTGCTCTGCGAGGTTGTTTTCGTGGTTTCTCTGTGCCTGCAAAACGTATGCATCACGGAGATTCCCTATCTTGCCCGCATAATTGTTGTAGTCGTCAATGTAGTTATGGGTAGCCTTGACCTCGTCCCATGTGTACGGTTTCTCGTTCGGATTTGTCTGCGCAGGGGTAGCATTCGCCACAGCGGACGCAGAACCCACAGGGATCGCATTCGCTACCATGCCCTTGAGATTGTTGTTGGTAGTTGCGGTGGTGCTTGTTGATGGAGCACTTGATACAGAGCTTGCCGTGATGCCTCTTGTCATGCCCGTTGAAGACTTGGTCGAGCCGCTTGAGCTTGTGGTTTTATTTGAAGTTGTCTGTTTGTTCCCAACCGCAGTTGCTACGACTTGCCCGTTCGGAAGCCGCCTATATTTGTACTGAACCGCCATTTTGTTTCCCCTTTCCTTTAATCAGGTATCCACCCAATCGATGCCGCGAGCGCAAGAACCTCGACATCGATGTCCGCTGTTCCTGCGTTGTAGTTGACGAATGCATTGAATTTTCTTGCGATCATGTCGCAGTAGTTATCAAAGACTCTTTTGTTCTGTGCCGCTGTTCCTTGCAGTTTGTCAGGCTGTGCCGCCACATGAACAGCGTTTATTTCTTCCTGAGTGATTATGTAGTCGGTCGTTGCCATGTCGCACCTCTCTTCGCGTAATTGCCAACAGTAAACGATTTTACGATCTTGGTCAGCCCAAAAGGTTCAGGCTGATTGTTCTCGACCATTATCTGTAGCCGCTTGTATTTCTTTATCTTCTTCTTGGTGAATCCGTCTATGGCGACATCCGTGCCGTTGAAGCTGAAGTTGCCGAAGTCGATGCTGTCGAAGGTCTGCATATTCGCATCGAATATCCCAAGATACTGGATGCCGCTACCGTCCTTCAGGATCGTGACCTCGCCGCCTGAGTGATAGTAAGGGACTACGGTCACCATCGAGCCTTTCTTCATGAACGTCTTCAGCTTCTGCGGAATCCCATCATCATCGAACACGCTACACCATTTCGCTTTGACAGCCGTGCCCGTCCAATGGTCGTCACCTATTTCCTCGGTGTTCGTCAGGGTCACGTTTGTAGAACCATCCCCGTAGATAACTCGATACCAAAGGTAATATCCTTCAGGAATGTCCTGCGGTTCTGCATTCTCCCATTCGCCCGTAGGCTCTTCGGAATAGGAATCACTAAGTTGATACTGTATGAGCACTACCTTTACCATGTGCCCGTTATCGTAGTACCGCTCGGTATCAACGAGGTCTTCGTTCCATGTGTAGGTAGAAGTGCCATCGCTGAAATACATCTTGTCTCTGATGATGAATATGTCCTTTATTACTGGCAGATCTTCGAAGTAGTAAGCCTCATATGGCTTGTTGCCTGATTTGTCGGATTCCTTGTGCCTGCCATCGAGCACATACATCCTGCCGTTGATAGCGAGGTAGTAATAGTCGTTATGCGCTACGCCGACAGCGTTCTCAAGGTTCGGTTCTTTGCAGAGCCTGCGGTTTATCCTCGTTGAGCGGTTGACCGCGTATTTCTCGCTCATATAGTTCGTGAGCAATCCGTAGATGCCCGTCACCGACAGAAACATCGGCTCGTCCGTAAGCACTCCGATGCATTTGCTCGATATCGCTCCGACACCTGAGTTGCTCGGCTTGACCGTGAAGTATGTTTCTTTCTCGTTGGTAGAGGTATCAACGGTCTTTATCTGCTCCGATGCAAGGAATATCGTGTTGCCGCCTATGTCCTTAGTGATAACAGCGATATAGCTTGACGACCTCGTTATGCAGACGACCTGATTGTCCACATCGAACCATGAAGGTTCAGCTATGGTCATAGGGTCATTAACGGCTGAGTAGTAGACCTTGTATCGGTCAGCTACGAACATTCTCGATTGCTGAAATGACACGATGCCTGACTTCAGGAGATTCACGAAGGTCTCGCTGAAGTAGCCCTTGTCAACGCCCTCATACTGACTTGTGCTGAACGGGCAGAAGGTTATCCTGACGTTCGGCACTCCTGATTGAGATGCGTCTGACGGGGCTGTAGTGAATGTCACCTTCGGTTCTCTGACCGCGAATGATGCAGTACCGCTTCCATCGAGTTTCATGGCTGTGCGTGTGCTCTCTGCACCAAGTGTGATGCCTGAGCTTACCGTTATCCAATTGCCCTCGTTGTCGGTCTGCTCGACCTTCACATACTTGCCGACATAGTTCCAATTAGGGATTATGAATTCCCTTGAAGTCCCGTCTGCGATGTATGTGTATTGCTGATAGATATTGAAGAGGTTCTTGTCGTAGAGCACAACACCGTTCAAGCCCGCAGGGGTGAGTGCGATGATGCACTCCTGAATGTTGTCTTCGAATCTTGGTGCGGTCTCTCCGACAGCACCAACGGACATCATTCCGTCACCTATGCCGACATAACTGAATTCGCTCGTTTCGGTATCGTATTTGACGAATGCCTTTTCCGTCAGGATGAACAGATATTGCTGATATGAGAATGCCGCTGTGACTTTGCCCGTATCGAGAGACAATGTCTGCGGATCGGTCACATTGAACGTATACCCGTCAAGCTCTATGGTTTCGACGCGGAGCAGATTGCTCACTCTCCGCACTCCGTAGGACAGTTCGTCCACAGTGAGCACGGCGTCATAGCTGTCACCGACCACTCTGTACCCGTCTCTTTTCACGGGATTGCCGCCGAGGTCGGATATCATATTGACCATGTTAGGGCTTCTCTTTCTGTCTACCTGAGTTTGGTCTGCCTGAAAGTCAACGCCCAAAAGGTTCGTGTATTGTGTTGTATAGACTTTTGGTTCTTCAGGTACACTAAGCTGTGCCATTATCACCACCCACCTTCTATGGTTGCATTCTTCGGCTGTTTGCAGACTGCTATGAGTTGGTCTTTAAGCTGATCGTACTCGTTCCAGTAAGTAACAGCCTTTGTGATGTCGTCATCGAGCCACAGATAATGTGCCGCAAGTAAAGGGATGAGCGGCATCAGATTGTCAGGGAGATTTATCTTGTCGGCGTCAAGTGTCGCCTCGGTGATGTGTCTCGGCTTCGGCAGAACCCACTTGCCCGTGTTCGAATCCTCATAGCCCCATTCCTGAGTAACCTTGTAGTACCCCTCGATCTGAGGCACTACGATGCTCCTGACGATGTCCAATGCCCTATTGACAGAATTGCGTATGACTCTTGGGTAGTCTTCATCGACCACCTCATCCTCTTCGAAGCCGAGGTCTACGACCTGACCTCTCAGTTCTTCCCAAGTTGTTGCCATGTGTTCTCCTTTCAATCCCGCACGACTTGAACGTGCCGTATGCCAAATATGGGACTTGCAAATAGGGGCGGCAGGGAGTTTCCCGTACCGCCCCAATAGCACCCTTTCCTACTGTGGGAGTTCTACGATAGTGAATGATGTTGCCGCATTCGGTGTGATAGTCACCGCATCCTTTGCCGCACCACTCACATTCTTGAAGTAACCGCTGTCAAGCACGATAGCCATTGGATTTGAGCCGAGCGTTACAACGAGGTCTTCGCCTACGCCCTGAATGCCGTTGCCTACCGCGAATGTTACAGTCTTTCCGCTTGTACCGCTCATGATGATGACAGTCTTATAGTCACCGCCCGTAAGCTCAAGCGTGAAAGCCGCACTCTTGGAGATAGCGATAACATCCTTTGCCTCGTTGAGTTTGAGAATCGGGTACTGTGCCGCACCTGCGGTTGCTCCCCTTGTTACATCTATTGCCATTATGTTTCTCCTTTACTGCGAAAAGTAAGATTTAACGTATTCGGTGAATGCTCACTACTGAGCAGAGCATTCGAGAGTTACCATCTCTTTAGGTCTTACGATCTTTGCTCCGTAGAGTTTGAAACCCTTTACAGCGTCTGCGAAGGATGCTTCAGGTCTGTAAGCCTCAGTGTGTGCCTCGCTCATAGCAAGTGCGATAGCTCTCTTTGTTCTGACCTGAACGTAGTAGTGGTCAACACCGCCGACAGCCTTCTTTGCTACGTTGTTGGACATCTTGATGGTCATGTTGCCGTACTTGGCGACCTTGCCGTTTGTCAGATACTCGCTGTTGTCGGTATCCATCTTCTGATAAGCCTGACGGAAGCACATATACAGCCACGGCGGTACGATGATCTCGACCTCTGTCGAAGGGTTGACATCGTTCTCATACAGCTTTGCCTGAACGCCATCGAATGTTGCGAGGACGTTGGCATTTGTGATTACAGTGTTGCTTGCGGAATACTTCTGTACGCCTGCGTTCTTCTTGTCAGGGTGGACAAGATTAGCGATGTGTGTATCGATCTTGTTTGCCACTTCCTCACTTGACTCGGTGTTCAGTACAGACATGACGTTGCCTGCGCCCTGCTCCTTGTCGATGTCGCCCACTGCATAGTTAAAGTAAGCCGCCTTATCGACTACAAGTGATACGGAAGTGTCAGCGACCTTCTCAGGTGCTGAAAGCGTGATGTCTCCATTGATGAGGTCGTGTTCAGTTACTGTCGGCTTGCCTACACCCTTGATTCTTACGGTGTCGCCGAGTCCCTTGATCTCGCCGCTGTAGGACTGATTTGTTCCGTCAGCGAAGACGAATACTCTTTCGAGGTCTCTGTCGATAGCCTTAGACCAAATCTTTGCTTTGAAATTTGCGAATGACATTGTGTTTGTTCCTTTCTGCTGAAATTGCTACAACCTTCCCAATGACCTCATGACTTTGTCCCAATTGGCATCCATCTCTTCATCGGTCAGGTGGTCGAGTTCTTCCGAAGTGTAGTAGTCCCTTTCAGCCTTTGTGTCGGATACTCTGCCTATGGCATCAGGCGCAAGCACCTTCTCGTTGAGTTCGAGTGCCTTTGCCCCGTAATATGCCTGCAAAGTAGGTACGCCCGCCGCTATAAGGTTGAAGAACGGTTCTCCTAACTCCGTAAGTGACTTTACGTTCGGATCAATTGCCTGAACCTCACGCAATCCTTCCTGTATGCGTCTGTCGACCTCGATGTCCCTTAATGACTTTTCGAGCATTTCGTTTCTTGCTATGAGTTCGTCATAGTGCCTGTCACGCTCGAATTGTTCTCGGTACTCTTCGGGGTCTCTCTGCTCCGCATACGCATTTGCATTGATGACAAGTTCCTCTGCGGTGTCTCCATCGAAGTAGCGTCCGAGTGCCGCCATCATCAGATCGTGCTCCTGCTGAAGAGCCTGATTCTGTCTGCGCATCTCGGCAAATGCCGCATCCTGCTCAGTACGCTGATGCGTTGGCTGTTCGGTGGAATCATCCGTTTCGGGTGCAGTTTCAGCGACCTCCTGCGTTTCTTCGCTTTCGAGAGCTTCTGTCTCAGGGTCAGCGACTTCCTGAATTTCTGCGCTTTCGTTGTAGTTCTCGTCCATTTCATCAATTCCTTTCTTATTAAGTTGTGGTTATACGACTCGGAATCTCTTCTCTGTCGTGATGTATGTGTCGAGAGCCTTTTGAGCCGCTTTCTCGTCTGCGGTCTTCTTGCTCTTCTGACCTTTTTTCTGCGGTGCTTCTTCCCATCCGCACCAATTCTTGAGGGCGAAGTTCGTCACGTTCGGTACATACTTTTTCAGCATCGCGCCTGATGCAATGGTGTCAGCACACATATCGCGCATCTGCTTCGATTCTGTCGGATGCAGTCTGAACCATTCGTGGACATCTGCTCTCGGCTTCTCTATGAAGTCAGCGAAAGCTGAGATAGTCGGAACTATCTTGTATCCGTCCGATTCGACTCCTTTAAGGAATTCCTCGAACTTGCCGAGCATGACCTTTGCCGACATCCCCTTCACTCCGCTATTCAGTTCTTTCGCTGTTACTTTTGCCATGCCTTACTGTGCAAGCGATTGCTGAACGCTCTGATAAGAGCCGCCGCTTGCCCCTCCTACATTCACGCCGCCGCCGACAGCCATCGGATCAAGCGGATTCCCGTTCTCGTCAACGGGCATCTGACCCGCCTGCATCATCTGCTGTCGCCTTGCGACTATGCCCATCAGCACATCCTTCGGTATCGATGCGTGTTCAGGGTAAGCCTCGGCGTATTCCTCGAAGGATATCTTCCCGTTATTGAACAGATTCGTCAGTTCCTGCTGTGTTGCCATCTTCGAGAGGGTCGTGTCTTCAGCGATATCGACTCTCACGTTCGGCTTGACAGCTTCTATCTCTTCGGCACTTATCCGTACACCGTCCATTTCTATCCCGTCAGGGTAGTAAACCTTCCACAGTTCGAACCACAGAAGTGCCACGTTCTCAACGAAGTCCTGATACATCGATACTTGCTCGTTCAGCGGGACTTGCTGTTGGTCTCTTATTGTCTGAGCCGCTGTGCCTGATACTCTCGAAAGGTCGATGTTACCAAGCTGTGCATCGGATGCGCCTGCAAGCGTCCTCGTCTGACTCAGAAGCTCGTCAGAAAGCTCTTTCGCGTCTCCTGACATCGCCTGCGGTGCGAGGTAGCTGATCATGTTGCCTATAGCCTGAGAGTTACCGCCGTTCAGCTTGATAGCCGCCCCGACTTTGTCGAGGTCTTCAGGGTTCGCAAGGCTCGAATCATCATATGCAAGCCTCGGATAAGCGGTCATTTTGATGCTGATAGACCTTCTCGCTAAAGTCTTGTTCAGCTCAAGCTGATTAGGGATGAGCTGTTCGACTTCCGAGACGCCTCTTGCGTCATTAGGGAGTTCGAGCCATATCATCGGTACTATAGGGTACATTCTCAGACCCGTATCGATAGGATTGCCGCCCTTGCTCTGCTGAATAGGCTTCAGGGGCTGATACATGACGTCTTTTGTGCATCTGCCAACGCTCACGATGCCTGTTTTTACGTCCTTTTCCATGTATAAAAGGCTTGTGACCTTACCTTTTACCTCTTCCTTGTTCAGAAGAGTCGTGGTCATGTCCTTGTCAGGCTGAATAAGGTCGATGTCCTTCTTCGGAACGCCCGCAAGTCTCGCCCTTTCGCGCACAAGCGCAGGCTCTAAACGCTCTTCGATGATTATCCACGGCTGATCTTGGATGTTTGCGGTGTTCTCATCACCTAAGTGCATCTGTGTGTTGTGGATTATCTGAGGCTCTTTGCGTGTATCACCGCCCTCGCCCCAAAATACATAACTGTCAGCCTCGATGGACGAGTGCTTCAGGTTCTTCCAAGCGGTGCGGTTCATCTTCGCTTTCTCCCAAGAGATAGCGAATATCATGTTCAGTTTCTCGATTATCTCGTCTATCGGTATCTGCATCATGATGGGCATTCCGAATTCATCGACCTGACCCGTGGCTATCTGAGCAGGCTCGTTGTCGCCCATGTTGCTGAATAATGCAGTTACCGAGTGCTGTGCGATGGTCGAGACTTTGTAGTCCACGGTAGGCTTGATGAAGTTCAACATCGGCAGATTCTCCATGCCCTTGCTGTCCTCAACGGCTTCCCATTGCTTGCCCGCGTACATCTGCCAGTTCTTTTCCGTCTTGACAAGGATGTTCTTCTTGTCCATGTAGTTCTTGGAAGTTTGGTAACGCTCCCAAATTCCGTAAATGTCAATTGCCATCGTCAGATCCTCGCTTTGTCGATGCGCTCAAGCATCTTCTCGTCTTCCGTGAGTTCCCTCTGTTCCTTCTTTATTGGTCGCAGTATCTTCTTCTGTGCGTTTATGTTGTAGCCGACTACGAACGATGTGATGCTCATTATCGGCAGAAGCACAGCCAATATGACTATTACGATGAGTTCCATTCAGATCACTCTTACCCTTCCGTGCCCCTGACCGCTTCTCTTCTTAGCCCACTCAGGGAACATCTTGTCAAAATAATTCTCCTTCTTCCGCTGTACGCTCTGACCACGCTGATAAATAAGTCTGTTGAGTGCCTGACTCATGGCATCGACTTGGTCATCATGAGCCGCGTTAGGGAATGCCGAACACTCTTCAACGAAATCGCCCACGAATCTCTTGTTCTTCGGCAGATGTACATTGCCTGACTCGATAGCTCCGAGGATAGCCTGCACACGCGCCATCTTTGAGCCTATTGGCTGAATAGGAATGACGCCCGTCATTTCGTATCTCAGCATCCTGATGATCGCTGAGCCGTTAGCTCTGTCTTCTATCAGGGTCGTCTTGCATTCGGGGTACATCGCCCTCAGACGCCGTATCTCGACAATGGTGTCAGGGAACGATAAGTGCTTCTTGACAGCGTCTATCAGATAGATGTCGGCGTCCGTCTTGCCCCATACCTGAATAGCTACAAAGTCGCTCTGATCTTCGTCCTTGAATGCCGCGTCCACACTCATCACCCAAGTATTGATGTGCGGAAGTTCCTCATAATATGACCACCAATCGCGCCCGATGACGTTACCTTCCATAGCTGTCGGTCTGCCCTGAAACAGAGCATTCCATGTCATCGAGCCTTCCTTGCTGATAAGTCCCTTCTTGTACTCCGCAAGCCATGCATTGCCCTTGCCGATCTCAGGACATAGGGCGTCTCCTATGTGCCTGCCTAAAAGGTCGTTTTCTTCCTCGCATTCGCAGGGGAATCTCAACAGCTTTATGTTCTCTTCCTCTTCCAAGAGACGTCCCGCCAAGTCGTCCTCATGCCACCTCGTCATTATCAGAATGACTTTTGAATGCGGAGCGAGTCTCGTCTTGAACGACATCAGCCACTCAGAGTAGATGAGTTCCCTTCGGCTCTTCGAAAAGGCTTCCTTATTATTCTTTATAGGGTCATCGATTATCATCAGGTTCGCAGGCTGTCCCGTGACGCCCGTGCCGACACCTCTCGACAGCATCCCGCCCCCGTACTCGGCAAGCTCGAATTCAACTGCGCGGTTATTGTCTTTCGCTATCCGAATGCCGAAGACTTCATCACCGAATTCCTCTATCTTCCGCTTGTTCCTCCGACCAAACTTGATCGCGAAGTCCTCATTGTACGAAATCTCGATAACGTGCTTGTCAGGATGCCGACCCAAGTACCATGACGGAAGAGTCTCAGTTATGCTCTGCGATTTCCCGTGTTGCGGCGGCGTAGTGATCACCAATATCTCATATGGCTTGTCGGTCTCACGCTCCACAAAATTCTGTACATATCCACATAAGAACCGATGGAACGGAGTCTTCTTCCAAGCACCATGATGAACGTGCATAACGTACTCACAGTAGTCCGTCTGCAATACAGCCCTATATGTGTCAACCGCGCTCAACTCAGCCATTTTCAACCCTTTCAGCGTTTTCAGATTTTTTTAAAATTTTTCGCCCAAAAAAGGGTATAGTTCGGGCTACATGGGGGTTTCTGCGCCCCCGCGAGGTGCGCCGCAGGCGTTAAGCGCAGAAAAAAGGACACCCTTGCGGATGTCCTTCGTGCTATGATCCTTGCAATTTCAAGTGCCTTGCGATTTACGAAAACTGTTTCAGTAGGTTTCCGATCTGTGAAAACACTATATATATATAATAGAGAGAGTCTCTTCCTTATGTGGACAGAACGGGTCGGCGCTCGGTCTGCTGTGCAGGGCGTTCGGAAAGCGCTTCCGTAAACTACCCCATACCCTGATCCCTGAGCGCCGAAACCGTTCAAATTTCAACGTTTTGAAGGGACGCACAGCGCTCGATGCAGGGGTCATTCTCTTCCTTAACTGTTCCGATAATTTACATTTTCGGCATAGTCGCAAGCTGTCGCGCTGTCGCTGTGTGGCGCGCTGTCAAGCTGTCGCGCTGTGTGGCGCTGTGCGCTGTGCGGTTATAAAGCTGTGCGGTCTGTGCTGTGAAGCAAGCGAGCGTGTGTAACGTGCTGTACGGTGTAGTGACGTGCTTAAGTATCTGTCTTAATTAGAGTATTCAAAAGCACTCTACACCCTGTCAAGCGCTTATTTTCCGCGGTCTGCATATTTTTTTCAGAAAAATCTAAAAAACCGCTTGACATAGCACACGCTATGCGCTATAATCCGTATTGTCAGAACCGCACAGGCACTGACGCGAACCTTGACAGCTTGAAAATTGTTCTTGACATAGCACACGCTATGTGGTAGAATAGGCATATCTTAAAGGATGCTCATACGGAATTGTTAGGCATTGAATTGCGCTACCCGTATGCCTATCCAAAAAGAGCTGAAAAAATTCTGCTTGACATAGCACACGCTATGTGGTACAATCAAGGCAAGTTAAGGGTTCACAGGAACTCAATTCAATCTGACATAGCACACGCTATGTATTTAGCAGGGATTCTGCAGGAAGTAGGTGATTTTATAGGGAAAAACTCTTTACATCTGAATAATACGCAGGCATAAATTGTCCCCATGCAGGATAGAACGCAGGGCGCAGCTAAACTTAACGTGCCAAAATGCATCGATCATCGGTGTAAATGGTGGGGTCTTATATGAGAGACTCGAACGTTGACAAGTCTGAGATTGAAGTAGCAAAAACTACCAAGGGCTTGTTGTAAAAAGGAAAGCGGGCACTATCGGCGGATGGACATATAAACCTAAACGATTATTCTGCATAGTTTTAAGCATGGAGTATACGAACGCGGTGACTCTCGTGCAGTGTGCAATGTTTGCAGGGTGAAATGTAAACGCGCACTCGGTGGGATAGCGAGAAATACTGTCAATGCATATGTTGGGTAAAGACTGCGGCAGGGGTCAGAAATGGCGCGCAGGTGAACCATCGATAATAGGCTTGGCAAGGGAATGACCATGTGTAGAACGTTCGCGATTATGCGCTGATTTAGTGCCATTCGGAAAGTGAGGTTATCATGAAATATCACAGAACTGATTACGGCAATAGAACCATTTGGACAATTGTTAGAAGTGATGGGCTTATTAGACAAATCACTAAAAACAAGAAAAATGGGATCACTGAAGTTTGGATTATGGATAAAGACGCTCTTGATGGCGTGAAAATACTCGAATACAGGAAATGCAATAGGCTCGTTGTGTGGAATTATCCGCTCGACTTGCCTTTTTAGAGTGAAATGCAATGGCACTAACTGAGCGCATAAATGCTCAAAAAATGGGATTGCCCATTGGCACAAGGTCAATGGGCGCGTGAAAGTGAGAAATGAGCGCACTCATTATCTCAATGGGATTATAGCAGGAAAGTGAGGAAAAAGCTATGTCAAAATTCGATATCAATCAGATGGTCTGCGATAGAATTATCGCGCAGTTAGCAGAAGGTGTAATTCCATGGGAAAAACCATGGGTCGGAAGCAATGGAGCATGGAGCAGAAGCACGGGCAGAAACTATTCCCTGCTCAATCAGCTGATGCTTCCATCAGGGGAGTATGCCACAATCAAGCAGATCAATGAAGCTGGGGGCAAAGTAAATAAAGGGGCAAAGGCAAAACAGGTCGTGTTTTGGAAGATGCTCTACAAGACCGAGGTCAATGATGCAGGCGAGGAAGTCGAGAGGACTATCCCTATGCTGAGATACTTCAACGTGTTCAATATCGAGACAGATACTAACCTCGAGCGGAAGTATCACAGAGACGAGGTCGAGGTCAGCGGAGTCGAGCCAATTGAGGGACTCGAACGCATAAAGAATGACTATATCGAGCGCTCAAGGGTGATGTTCGATGAGGAGTACGGCGACAGAGCATTCTATGCTCCTATGATTCACAGAGTCGTAGTGCCCGAAAAGAGTCAGTTTGAGAATGTCGCGGAGTATTATTCTACGGTGTTCCATGAACTCGGACACTCTACGGGGCATCATTCCCTGCTCGGCAGGATTGACTCAGCTTGCGTGTCAGCATTCGGTTCTGAGGACTATTCGAGAGAGGAACTTGTAGCAGAATTGACAGCTTGTGCTGTGCTTGCCAATACGGGGGTCGAGACAAGCTCGAGTTTCAGAAACAACAGCGCATATATTCAGTCATGGATAAACGCACTCAAGGACGATGTCAAGGCGATAGTGTGGGCATCGAGCAGAGCGGAGAAAGCATTTAACTTAATAATGGGTATCGAGGATGAGGGCGCTGAGGGATAGCGCCCTTTTTAAGTGATGGGATTTCAGCGTGAAAGTGAAAGGAGACAGAAATGAACGGACTAATCAGATGTGCACACTGCGGAAAGCTGATTGCAAGAGGTAGTGTCGAAATGGCATTCGTGGACGGAGTGTTTATCTGCGCGGATTGCCTTGATGAAGCGACATTCGAGTGTGAGCACTGCGGTGAGAGACACTTGAATGCAAATAAGAGATATGTCGAGCTTGACGATGGCACGCAGGAAACATGGTGCGTGGATTGTTTAGACAGCGACGCGTTTGAGTGCGAGCACTGCGGTGCGGTTCATCCGCTCGAAGAGGGGCGCACAGTAATAACCACAGAAAGCGGAGTGACCGAAGTGTGGTGCGATAGCTGTGTGTGTGATGACGCTTACACCTGCGAGGATTGCGGAGACTATGTTGCGTGTGACGTCTCCACATGGATTAATGATATGCATGTAGTCTGCCCTACTTGCCTTGATGATGGTTACGATACTTGCGAGCACTGCGGTGAATGGGCGCCAAGAGACCGAATGACCGAGATCAGAGGCGGTGGGTATATATGCGAGCGTTGCTACGAAGAGCATTACATGTACTGCGCAGAGTGCGGAGAGGTCGTGCCGAGTGACGACTACGACTACGATGCAGAAATGTGCTATGAGTGCCTTGGCGACAGGGATTCAAGCAATGAGAGACAGCACTACCCTAACGCAGTAAGACTCAATTATCACGATTACGACAGACCGAGCCTCAGATGGTTTGGTGAATGCAGACCGTCATGGAACGGGGTCATGAGAGGTATCGGTGTCGAGGTCGAGTGCGATGCCCCGCAGAGAGGAATATCACTCAATATGCAGGGAGCGCTCAACGATGTGTGTGCCTTGATGGGTGACAGAGTGTTCTTTGAATACGATTGCTCACTCACCAACGCAGTTGGCAAGGGATTCGAAATGATCACTCAGCCACACACCCTTGAAGCGTTCTACGAAATGCCGTGGAGAGAGACATTCAAGGCAATTATGGAACACGGATGGGCTGCCCATGACGCAGGGACTTGCGGACTCCATGTGCACTTCTCAAGGGAACTGTTCGGAGCAGATACTGAGACGCAGGATGACAACATCGCCAAGCTGATGCAGTTTTTCGAACTGTACTATGATGACATTGTCAAGGTGTCAAGGCGAACCGTTGATGAAACGGGCAATGTGTATTATGCCCGTAAGCACGGAAGCAAGAGCAAATCAAGGCTCAAAGACATCGCGGAGAGTAAGTGCTGTGGTCACTACTCAGCGGTCAATGTCAACAACGAGCACACAGTTGAGATAAGAATCATGCGAGGGACTCTTAATTACAGCACATTCATGGCTTGCATAGACTTCCTCGTGACAGTAGTCAGAAACTCCTGCCGTATCGGATGGAGCGACACAACAGAAGCGAGCGAATGGCTCATGGGTCTCAAGCCTGAGACAATCGAGTACGTTCGCAGTAAGGGAGCACGTTTCGAGGGCGCGCTTTAAGCGCCCTTGTGGGATAAAGTGAAAGGAGAACAGATATGTGCATAGCGATTTATAAACCGATGAGTGTTGACTTTCCAAGCAAGAAGCTACTCAAGACTTGCTTTGAGAATAATCCTGACGGTGCAGGATTCATGGTAGCAGATGGCAAGAACGTGGTGATCCATAAAGGTTATATGGGTTTCCGCTCATTTTGGAAGGCGCTGAGGAATGCCCGCTCCGAGTACGGAGACGATAAAGCATTCGTGATGCACTTCCGCATTTCCACGCAGGGTGGTGTTCGCCAAGACGGATGCCACCCGTTCCCATTAAGTGGGAATATGGACGACATGAGGTTGCTCGATGCCAAGTGCGATGTGGGCATTGCGCATAACGGGATAATAAGTCTCTGCTCTACGGGATACAGGAACAGCAAAGTGGATTACAGCGACACGATGGCATTCATCACGGAGTATCTGTCGCTGATAATCAAGGACAATGACTATTACAAAGACGCGGACAAGCTGACGCTGATCGACAAGCTGTGTGGTTCAAGACTTGCGATACTTGACAAGAAGGGGCATTGCGAGCTGATAGGCTCAGGTTGGAGTAGAGTCAACGGAGTTTGGTACTCGAATGACAGCTACAAGACACGGATATACGCTCCGATAACTCAGACAAGCTATTACTCAAGTCTATACGATTGGAGCAATTCCAAAACATCATGGGAAGATGTGCTCAACGAAGAAGATAAATATCTTGCGCAGATGTATGAATTATACGACTCATGCATCTGCGAGGATGGGCTTTACGACTTCAGCGAGGTCGGATGCCCTTGCGAGGACATAGGGGATGCAAGCTACTGCGACTATTGCAAGGGTTATGTCAAATGCTACTGCGAAAGTGAGGTGGCAATGTGAAGAACGTATATAAAACTATCATGGAGTACACGGTCATGTTGACCGTGATACTCCTGACGGGGAGCATTGACAGCATCGCCGATGCGATGTTCAGAGCAATTGGACTCTAAGGGGGGGTGAGAAGATATGAAAACGCGGAAACGGATATATGTTGAGCTAAGCGATGAACAGCTTGACTTCATCACGCTACAAGCTAAAGCGGACAGAGTGTCGGTCAATGACGAAATGGCGGTCATGTTCTACACACAGCTTGACCGCATGATCCGCGATCACAAAGAGGGATATGTAATAATACCTATTTATTAGAAAGGAGCAAAGAATATGTCAACATTTGCAGAGAGACTCGTTGAATCGAGGAAAACAAAAGGTGTCACTCCATCACAGCTTTGCAGTGAGATAGGAATGAGCGGTCAGACCCTTTACAATTGGGAGACGGGTGTCTCTACCCCATCGACAGCAAAGTCAAGAGAAAAAGCCAAGGCTATTGCGGAGTACCTCGGAGTTACTGAAACGTGGCTCATGTCAGGTGCAGGAGTCAGAACCATCGAGGAAAAGGAGCAGGCAATCATGCAGGCAAAAGAGAGAACGACCCCGCCTACAACCGTAGTGTATAGGGCAAAAGACAAGCGAGCGCTCGAGGACATCGAGTTGCTCATCCATCATCTGAAGGAGCTGAACCTTTCGACAGACGAGAAGAAAGCAATCTTTCTGACGCTGTCGGAAATCCGTTCAGACTTGGAGTTAAAGGTACTGTTTGGAGCATCCGTTTAAGCGGGTGCTCCGCATTTTGCGGAAAGGGGGTCAACATGACATATCAGTACGCTTGTCTCGCCATTGGGCGAAAGAAAGAACTCAGGGACGTCAGATACATCGTCCCTTGCGATGCCGTGGGAAATGAACTCCCCTATCTGAGCGATGATGATGCGTGGCTCAGATACGGGACAGAGAAAGTTATCACTTATGAGATAAAGGATGGTGGTATGTATTGCTACCTTGATGTCAAGCCTTGACATAGTACACGCTATGTGCTATCCTGTTTTAAAACGGAGGTGCATGATATGGCAAGAAAGACACACACAAGCTATGAAGTAACAAAAAGATACCAAGATAAGACATATAAGCGTTATACGCTCAATCTGCGCTATGACGCGGATCAAGACATAATAGACTTCATTGAAGAGTATAAAGAAAAATACGGGACAACAAATATATTCCGAGATGCCCTTGAGATGTACATGAAATCGGGGGTGCTCGACTAATGAAAGGAGCAAGGCATGGTTTATATAGCACTCTTACTTATGTTAGCCATTATGTATGGCATCGAGCACGCAGATAGAAAGCGCAAGGCTCGTTCACTCGCATCTGTTGAAAAGACACATCAGGCTCTGTACGATTTGATTGATTCGGAGTATGGCAATACTCCTGCTCAGGCAAGAGAACGCAAGGCTGAAGTGGATATGATAATTCACACACATTGGAACGACATCGGCAGGGATTACTCCCCTGCCTCGGTCAAGGAAGTTACAACCAAGAAAGAACGCAAAGAACGTGACAAGGCTTGCAACGAGGGGCGCTACTCCGCATACTCTGCGCAGAAATTTTCAAAGGCTCAGATCCTTGACGCAATCGATGAAGCCATTATAGACAAAATGATTGCTGAAGACCCTTACCCACCATGCAGCGAAGCCGAGGGCAAAGAGCGTGCAATCACTGACATGATGGAGTGCCTTGGGATTTCAAGGGAAGAAGCTACGAAAAATGTTGAGAGATTTATTGAAACCATGTTCTAAATAAACAAGCAGGGGTCACCCCCCTGCTCCTTTCTTAATTAGGCATAACGATATTGGTGAATTTGGTAATGGCTATCCGCTTTATCTTCTTCAGTTCCTCAAGGTTGGCGATGCCTAAATGGTCAGCAATATAATCATCGTCATACCGCTCTATCAGCCACCACTCAAGGGTCAGCCTCTCAATCTCAGGTAGGTCATCGAGTCCGAGTCTGACCATACCGCAGTACATTTCGTACTCGGCTTCCCTTAATTCAAGAACCTTTTCGAGCACTTCCCAATCACCTCTGTCCGTCCCTGCCACGGGATCAGCTACGAATTTACGGGTAGTCGCCAATTCCACCTCGATGGTAGACAGAGTCTTTCGGTTCTTAGGGTAATCGGCTATAAGCTGAACTACATCGAATGTCCAATACCTCATGGCTCGTCTCCTACGGAATAATTACCCGTCTCAGGTGAGGCTTTCTTGCCGAGAATCTCGTCATAGACCATTTCCCTTATCTCGTCTATTTCTCGCTTCATATCGGCAATTAGGTCGGCTGTGAGACGCCATGTCTGCTTGTTCAGCACCATCGGCACAGTACAGTAGTTGTTGCCCCTATATCTGACATAGTCCCTACACCCTTCACACTTTGGATAACAGCATTCCGTTGCAGGGATCGCTCTGTCCATGTCCTTCCTCTCAAGGGGCTTTCCCCACTCCCTTTCAGCCTGAGTAATATCTATCTCATGGGTAATGAATCCGTCACCCTCAATCTCCCTCATCAAGCAACACCTCTCTTTCCAAGTCATTCAGCACCACTCTTATGCCTTGTCTCCAAGCACCGCACCACGCCCATAGGGATTCCGTGTCGATGTGTTCTGCTATCTCTTCTACCCTTACATCTTCCACAAGATCATACAGTTCCGTGAATAGCTTCATCAGCTTCTTGTTCTTCGGCGTCTTCTCTATCTTCTCCATCACAATCGTCTCCTAATCTTGGACATTCACTGCATTCGTAGATGTCGCAGTATGTCACTACATCATCGTAATCGTATAAGTCCGTCATTGATCTGAACCTCACTTCCATCCGCAATCCGTCTGCGGAGTATCGGCTTCAGTTTCCTCAAGTATCTTGCTGACTAACTTTGCCGTTACTTGGCTTGCTCCATCTCTTAATCCGTCTTTGTAGCCTTTGTTGTAGGCTTCTCTGAATCTGTTTTCGATTGAGCCGAGTGCGTTCTTCATCATTTGGTATGCCTCTTTGTTCTCGTTGATGTTCGCCATCACTCGCTCCTCTCCGTCTGCTCTGCTACGATATCTCGCCATTCTGCCCTTGCTTCTTCTTCGGTCATTTCACCGCTCTCGACAAGGCTATCTAATCTGTCATACAACAGAGATAATTCAAAATCATTCATTCGCTACTCCTTTCCTCATGCATGATGTACTATGTAGTACCACTTACCGCCGTACTCGACCTCATCGAATCCCACACAATAGTTATCCATCTGACGCACTAACCACCATGCTTCAGCAATAGGCTCGGGTTCGTAGAGGGGAAAACCGTCCTCGTCAAGTTCCTCGCAAGGTTGACATAGCCTTGTGTCGCTCTCAAAGCAGACATCCCAATCATCAAGGTTGAACCCTGCTTCCCACAGTGCCATATCGTGATTCTCGCCCGAGAGTCCTGTCCACTTTCTGATGTCCTCTCTGTTATCTGTCATTCTCAGATTAATCATTCGCTACTCCTTTACGTATCCACTTTGCCTTTTCTTCTTCGGACATTTTCTCAAAGCACTGTTCTAACAGAACCTCGTATAGCACTCGTCTTGTCTCATCGTCCTTATACATCAATCGCTCCTTCCTCTTGCCACTTGTCCTTTGCCCAATGTCTGCACCACCCTTCAAAGCACTCGACATATCCGATGTAGTGTCCGTCTATCTCGCAATGAGTAGTGCAGTTACCGCCATCCCAAGTGCGTATGCAGCGTCTGCAATTGCAACAGCATCTTTTGCGATCACTCATTCGCTGCTCCTTTCCGTCTGCTCCGAACCTTTTACCAACCTTTCAGAACCTTTTACCTTGTTTAAAGGGTTATCAAGGCAATCATCGCAAGCGGGATATTTCGCACAAGTTACACCATCTTCGGTTATGTGTTCGCAGTTGTTCGGTTTTTCCGAACAGTTCTCGTCCTTGCGGTCTGCTAACCGCTCCGCTCTCTTCTTGTCTCTGTACTCTTCTATTCGCTTCTCGTGACCATCAAGCAGAGCCTTAAATTGCCTCATATCCTCGCCCATCTCGTCCTCATAGAACCATTTCAGACCATCATAGCTGAACGAGCAGTCTTTGCTTTCAAGGTCGAGCATCCACTTCTGAGCGATGATGCAAGCCATCGTGTGAAGTGCGCTGTGTTCTGCTTCAAGGTCGGGATCGCTAAATATCGGTGTTCTTTTTACTTCTATGCTCATGCTATCCCTCCACATACACTCCGTTTATCACCTTGAATACCTTTACCTTGTCAGTCTTGCTTTCAAGCCTTGCCTGTTCATCGACCATGTTGTTCCACCACCTCGTGAACATCTTTATCGGCATTGCGTACTGTTCATCGAATGGTTTGCCGTTCCTGTCTGCCCATGTCTTTACGCATTCCTCGCAGTAGAACGCATCGCCTACCGCTCTGCAGCCACTAAGGTACATTCCGTCTGGAACACCAACCATTGCGCTCGATTGGAACTTTTGACCGCAGTTGCTACATGTGTATCTAATCTTCATCGTCTGCTCCTTTCCACGGCTTCGGTAATGGCATCCATGCGACACATTCATACATAAATTCGCCTTCACTTTCTGCGCAGAAGCCTGTGCTTACAGAATCGTCTGCAAAAGGATGCCCCACAATACAATTTCTGTAAATGTCGCAACATAATACTTCGTATTCTCTCGGCAACCTCTCACTACAAGGAATCCATTCTTGCTGTCTGTCTGCTGATGGTATGTCTTGCTTCACAACTAAATAAAGCCCATCTATAGGTGTCCATCCGAACGCTCTTAGGACATTCAGCACATCTTCTCTCTTGATTAGGTCACTCATCGTCTGCTCCTTTCATCCTTGCTCCGCATCTACTGCACCACTTGTGAAACTCATTTCTGTCTTGTTCGGATTCGCTATATATAACCATTCCACAGTTAGAACATTTCCAAAGGTTTTTGCCCTTATCTATCCACTTCCCTTGCGGTCTGTCTGCTATCTCTACCGCTGTACTGAAGTTCGGCATACCTTTGTTATTCATCTGTACTCTGTATATCTTTTCACTCATCATCTGTTCCTTTCCGCATATCCGCTCCACAGTTAGGGCAGAAGTTGCTTCTTGGCGCTTGAAAATTACATTTACTACACATACAAATCATGCTCCCAAAACCATTTCGATACATCTCTATCCACTCCCCTTGCGGGCTATCTGCGGATGGTAGTCGCATAATTACTTCTTCTGCTTTACGATATCCCTCTGCTTTTACAGCCCATTCTTCACGCAGTTCCTTAAACATTGGCATTGCAGGATATTCGAGCCTCAATGCCATAATCGCATCTTCTCTGTATATGGTGTCTTTACTCATCGTCGGTCTCCTCTGCCATCTCATTTATCTTGTCAAGGATGATCTTTGCTCCTTGATAGAATGACTCTGTTATGGTTTCTTTTTCTCTGCAATTTTCTAACGCTTTGCCTACGATCTCGTTGAACTCATCGACATCTAATCTCTTCATCGTCTGCTCTCCCTTCACTTCCTCGGATCGCCTGACGTCAGGCTCATCCACAGCAATGCCAAGAACAGCAATGCCACAAATGCCGTTGTAGTTTTCATTTCCGTATCTCCTTGAATCCAAGCACCTTGAAACCTCTTTCTATCGGAGCATCGGTGCTGACATAAGTGATAACGAATTTCTTTCTGTCAAGGGCGTGCCCCGTCAGGAAACCTCCGTCCTTGTAGACCTGAAAAGATATCTCATCACCGAATCCGTAAGGCATCTTCTCACTTCTGAACACAAAATTCTTCATGCCCTTTGCTATCTCATCGGCTTCTTTCAATGTCGTCTTTATCGTGTAATGTGTCATGTTTTTTCTCTCCCATACTCACATCGATCTTCGGCACTTGGGACAATGTCTTTTGTGCCTGAATCTTTCCGTAATCCATTCCGTGTTCTGAAACGAACTTGTCAAACTCGTCCTGCTTCTGCCACGATTCCGACAATTCTTTAAGCTGTTTGTCGCGGTCTATCCTTTTTCTTTTCTTCGCCCGCCATTTTTTGATCTCTTCGCGGTGCTTGGCTCTCCATCCTTCAAGGTCTTCCTCGCGCTGTCTCTGTCTGCGTTCTCTCATATACTCGTTATGGCACAATTGCTTGCACTCAGGAGCACCGCACGTTTTCTGCCGTGAATGATGCGGCTTGAACGGCGTTCCGCAGTACGGGCAGAACTTGTTACCATTGGTCTCTGAGAGGATTGATATCAGCTTGTCTACGTCCACTCTCGACCTCCTTGTCCATCTGCTTCAGGACATCGTCAGGGTCAAACATCGACAGCGACAGAGTCTGCGCCCATGCGGAGCGAAAGAATAACTCCGCATCGCGGCTCTTGCCATCTAGATCGG